GGTCAGTATTTACTGACCTATATTGAGTCTTGGCGAATTGCTTAGAAATCTTGTTTTGTGTCAGTAATTGACACACTATGAGCTATATTTGTTTTTCGTATTTTGCTGGGTGTAGAAAACACCTGCTGGGAGACCGGCTAAAAAGTCACAATCGTAAGATCGTATCATTTTAGAGATTTTTGGACACTACTTAACTAAAAATCCACACTGCGTGTTTGATGTGCAGTATGAACATAATTGAATATTAGATGTGGGGTTACCCACAATAACAACCCTAAGCTGGTTGTTATGGTTTAAAAACCTAGATTTCAATTGTTGTCATAGACTAAAAGGCCGTATGCTCTGATATAGAGTGATCCGGCTACCTTTATGGTTTTGATCAAACAATACATATATAAATTAATAAATAAAAATATAAAAAATAAAAGATAATTAAAAATATATAAAAATGCATGGTTTAATCCATGTTTTATAGGATATACTAATCAGTCCTTTACCACAGATTTAAAGCTGTAATTAACAGCTCCACGCGAGTGGGAAAGTCAATAGACTATAAATGAGAGTCCTGATGAATTGGACCATAAGCTTGAAGCGAATTCATCTATATCCGGACCGAGAGTTTGGATGAATACCCTTAAGGTGATTAGGGAACACCAGGTTGGAGGGGCGTCACTATTGATATACCTGACCAGGCCCGCACATGGCCGCCCAATGGATGTATGCCTTGTACTTGTACAAGGGGCATTGTTACTACTGAAATGGTTGACTTACTGGATTCGAACCCAGTGTAGGATGATACCAAATTAAGTTCTTTGGGACATGAACTTAACCTTGTTTGCTTTTTAAGCAGACATTGGTTTTGTTCATTTTGTGATAATTAGATGCAAAATGAATAAGACTTTATTAAGAACAACAACAACAACAACAACAACAACTAAGAACGATCTCGGTCCGTGTAAGAGCGTAGGAGACGTTAAAATTGAATGTGGTGTACAAGGCATGACCACTTTATTTAATGAAAAACAAGTAAATCGCGAGAAATATTTGCGAAGTAAGAAAAGTTCACAACGTTATAGTAATGAACATGAAAGGAAGCGGAAAGCCCGTTTGTATAAAGAAAGACTCCAGAAATTGACGCAAGTTGTCTCAGGTGAGGATATCAAACCTCACGCTTTAGCGTTGAATGAACTCATGGAGTTTGTGCCTCAGAATGTAGGCATGTTTAATGATATTATGAAGTATCTTGCTTCTATTAAAGAAGGTACGGATGATAACATTGTATTTCATGTTGAAAATATTCTGTTGTTGTGCTACGATTTTTATAATTGTAAATCATATACAGATGTGTTAATTGCAACTATTAAGTACGTTAAGTATCATTTAAACGGAAAAAGTTTTGCACAACAAGTTTATGATGTCATTTATGTAATGGCTGAAGAATTTAACCTTGATGAATTCATTCCTCATGGTATGCAAGATATTCTTGATGGATGGAATATGATGAAAAGTAATCCAGTATTCCACAAGATTTCGTATCTTGTTTCTTTGGCTATGTCCATTTCTGTTTGTTCTATGAACAATATTAAGTGGACACTTGATGGTCTTAAAATGATTCATGAAGTGCATAAAAGTGATTTCTTTGGTTATAAAGATATCGTAGATGCAATTATACATTCATTTACATGGATGTCAGAAACAGCAGTATGGTGTTTTGAGTCAAAATCACTTGCACCTATTTTGTATAGTGATAGAAAGTTACATGAGTGGACAGAAATGTGTACTTATGTTTTGTCACATGCAGATGCTGCTAAGGCAGGTAATGTTGAAGATATGCACACTTATGAACGTAAGTTAGATGAGTGTATGCGTACAACTGCGAAAATGCAGGCAGCAACACCTTCTCCTGCTGTAAAAGAAGTTTTGCAAAATAAATATATAAAACTTGTAAATGTGAAGCAAGATATAATTGCTAAGCATAAAAACACACAATTGCGTTTTGCACCATTTGGAATTTCTATATTTGGTGAATCAAGTATTGGTAAATCTAATATATCGGATTTAACTATGAAAACTTGTTTGAATGCAATGGGATATGATGATGATCCAGCTGGGATTATCACTCTTAGTGAAGCAGATAAATATGATTCACAGTACACTTCAGATGTTATGGGTGTGAAAATTGATGATGTCGCTAATCAGCGATCTGAATTCATGCAAGAAGCACCTACTAGAAAATACATTACTATGTTTAACTCAGTTGCAGCGCAAGCTGTTAAAGCTGAATTGAATGAGAAAGGTACTGTTTTCTTTAACTTTAAAGTTGGAGTGATCACAACAAATGTGCGTGATTTAGATGCACGTTTGTATGCTAATTATCCTGTTGCAGTATTGCGACGATTTGTGCATGTTACAGCTTCTGTCAAAGATAAGTATAAGATCCCAGGTGGTGACAGTTTAAATACTGATCATCCTGATCTTGTAAATCACGATAATCCACATGAAATTTTGGATGTTTGGCAGTTTGATGTATTTGAGGTAATCCCTTGTAAGGGAAAACCTGTTTGGCGTCCCATTGTTCATAATAATAAAGAATGTAATGGTTTGAGTTTAGAAGAATATTTAGATGTTTGTATTTTCTTGAGTAAGAAACATTCTGATAAACAGCGTAAGGAAGTTGAGAAATCAAAAGCGTTGGCGGAAATGAAGTGCTGTAGAACTTGTTCTAAGTTGCCTCAATTTTGCAAATGTGCTGAACCTCATTCTGAAACTTTGTCAAAAATTATTTACATGGGAGTAAGAGATGGTGTTATCTCGGGACTGACTAGTTGGTGGTGGAAGCCACTAACATCTTTGTTAGGATCCGTTGTTTTACATCAATCAAAAGCAGCTACAAAAGTTTTGAGGCAACAAATTGAAAGTGGTCTCACTACAGCTGTTCCTGTTGCTTCTGCTATGGTTCCTGATTGTATATATTATTCAAATACATTTCAGTCAGGTGTGCATAAGTTCTATAAAAGCACACACACTTTAAGATGTGATATTTTCCAGAAGATTCTTTGGTCTATAACCCTTATGGGTGTATGTGGATCATTGTATAATAAGCACTATTGTGCTTGTTTATTCACACTTATGGTAGGTTATTGTGGCACTGTTTTGTTACAGAGCCATCGTGATTTGCAAATACAGAATTGTGTGATGGAATATAACGCTCGGCGCGATGCCATCAAGGAATATGCTGAAACTTTGAAAAGTCATTGGGTAACTAAGGCTGCTCTTGCCACTGTTGTGGTAGGAAGTATTGCTTTCTTTATCAGACAATGGTATAAGATGTATGAAGCAAAACCCAATAGCGTAGATGTTGCTGCAGAAGATGCCAAGCCAGGATGGATGAATTCTATTATGGCTAAGATGTATATGAAAGTTAAGACACCTGATGAATGTAAAAACATGATACCTGCTCATATTGAGAAGAAGATCTTGAATAACATGATGTGGGGAAGTTTCGATTTTCCTACATACACTAATAAATGTGGTGTATTCTTCCCACGAAAATCTGTTATGTGGTTTCCTAAGCATATTATGTTTAAGGATAACAACTTAGATGGAGAAAGAAATGACAGTTGTGTCGTGACATTAACCCGATACAAAAATATGCCTGGAGGCAAATTTAAAGTAAGAATAGATTATGAAGCTTGCTTTGAATTTCCAGGTTTGGATATGTTAGGTTGTTATGTACCTAATAGTCCTGATTTTCCATCTTTGAAATCTTTACCTCAAAGTTTACCTGTTGGTGACTGTCTTGGAAAGATTCTTATTCCACGACAAGATAGTATTGATAGTGATATGATTCACATGTCATTTCAGAAGGTTGCACATACGTATTTGTCTATGTATGGTTGTATTTACAGATCAGCCAAGGTAGCACCTGGTTCTTGTATGGGTCCTATCATTTCTGAAGCCAAAAACCCTTGTGTGGTTGGTTTTCATATTGGAGGTAATCCTAATTCTTGTTTAGGAATAGCACAAACTGTGACACAAGAGATGGCTGATGCATGTTACGCATTTTTAGATAATCGTTTTATATTATCAGCTGAAACTGGAGTGATTCCGCATACGCAATATGACGTTGAATTGCTCACTAGTACAGAAGTAAATCCCAAAGCCTTGTACGTTAAGGAAATGACGGAAGATAATTTTGTAGAAGTGTTGGGTTCCACTCATTTACGATCAGAACAAAAATCGGAAGTTGTAGAATCTATCCTATCACCAGATATTGAACAAATATGTGGTGTTCCTCAGCAATGGGGAAAACCTAAACTTTCACCTAATTGGAAAGCGTATAATACAAATATTGAGTATTTTTCCAAGCCTGCTGATATGTTTCCTACACTATTGCTTGAAAAAGCTGTAGCTGATTATTTGGAACCTTTAGAAGAGGCAATGCTCGAATATGTTAAGCAGGAGGATTTTAGACCTCTTACTATGCATGAAAATATTTGTGGAATTCCAGGAAAGAAATTTCTTGATCCTTTACCCATGAACACGGGTATTGGATTTCCTTTAATGGGAAAGAAAAACAAATGCGATGCTAATGGTGAACCTCTTCATTTTGTTGAACAACGTTTAGGCGAAGTTCTTGTTAGTCGAGTTCCTAAAGATCATATTTTGAAAGAATTTGAAAGAATGGAATCTTGCTGGCGTAAGAATGAAAGAGGTTATCCTGTAACAACTGCAACATTGAAAGATGAACCAACAAAATTAACTAAGGAAAAAGTGCGTGTATTCCAAGCCGCACCTTTATCTTTGAGTTTGGGCATTAGAAAATATTTCTTGCCTGTTGCACGTTTTCTTCATATGCATAGTATCAAAGCAGAATCTGCTGTTGGTATCAATTGTTTTTCTCATGATTGGGAGAAAATTATGGGTGCAGCGTTGAAGTACGCAGATGATGGCAATGCCCTTGCGTGGGATTATGCCAAATATGATGTGAGAATGAATTCGCAAATTGTGCGTGCAGCATGGGGTATTTTTATACGCCTAGCTGAAGTTGGCGGTTATTGCAAAGAAGATTTAGATATCATGAAAGCAATGATTGTTGATATTGCACATCCTTTGATGGATATTAACGGAACTATGTTGATGTCCTTTAACATGAACACCTCAGGAAATAATATGACTGTTGATGTTAATGGTGTTGCTGGAAGCTTGCTCGTTAGAATGGGCTTCTTTCATGTATATCCTGAACTTAAAAATTTTAGGAGATATGTTGGAGCTGCAACATATGGTGATGATTTCACCGGAAGTAATCATACTTCAACACGGAAATTTAATTTTGAAACATACAAAGCCTTTTTGGCTGAATATGGTATGACTATTACTTTACCGAGTAAAACTGATGACGTGTGTGAATTTTTACCACTCGATCAAATTGATTTTCTGAAAAGAAAATCGTATTATATTCCGGAAATTGACTGTTCTATTGGACAGCTTGATGAGAATAGCATTTTTAAATCTTTACATGCAAATTTGAAGTCATCTTCACAAACTCCGCGGCAAGTTGCTGCAAGTTGTATTGAAAGTGCTTTGAATGAATGGTTTGCTTTCGGAAGAGAGCACTATGAAATGCGAAGAATGCAAATGCAAAAAGTATGTGAAAAGCATGCTATGCCTTTACCAGTATTAAATGTAACGTTTGACGAACGTGTGGCACACTGGAAAGAAAAATATGCCTCTTAAATATGTTTTTGGATACCAGCAGTACAATGCTTGGCTTAAACATGTTAGTCAAAATCCAAAATTTGTTCTGATTCTGAAATAAATTGTACGTCATTGAAGAACTGAACACCGTAATCCTGTTACTATAAGTGATACCCATTTGATTGGAAGGAGTACGTGCACATCTCAAAAGTGCACCCTGGGAGTTGAGCAGGATTCTCAACTTAGTTTAACTGATTTTCCTAATAATAAATCAGAATCCCTTTGTGCGGGGACAAAACTGCACAACAAAATCTTGCGTTATATGCGCAAGTTAACTAAGAAAGTCTATTATAAGAGAGATATGTCTTCTGAAGAGTATCAATCTATTAAAGAGAAACTTAAGACTTTTGATGTTATGCTGGATGTTTGTCAGAAAAGTATTAATATGTCACCACAAAGTGATATAGTTCCAAAAATTTCTGATGATGCTGGCCAAACCACAATGGTTATGGAAAACGTTCGTTTTACAGATTCAATTCTTGGAGATCAAGAAGAACGTGGAGTTGATGTAAGTGATCCTCTGCGTGATAACATTGTTCTAAATGATGCTACACTCGAAAATTTCTTTTCTCGTCCTATTAAGATTAAGGAATATGATTGGGATGTAAATTCCAGTGTAGAGGAAGTATTTGATCCTTGGACTTTGTTCTTCGAAAATCCTCGTGTTATGAACAGAATTGCTAATTTTCAGCTGTTAAAAGCTGATTTAAATGTTCGTGTGATTTTGAATTCGAATGGTTTTTATTATGGATTGCTTATGTTATCCTATAAACCACTTCACTTGCTTGACAATACAACATTGTTGCGAGATGGAAATTTAGCAGATTTGGTTGAAGCTAGTCAGAGACCACATTTGTATATTAATCCAACAACATCGCAAGGTGGTGTTATGAAATTACCATTTTTCACACCATACAATATGTTGAGCATTCCCACTAATCAATGGGATGAAATGGGAGAATTGAAATTTAGTACAATGCAGGAATTGAAGCATGCAAATGCTGGCACAACTAAATTAACTATCTCCGTGTTTGCTTGGGCTGAAAATGTATCATTGTCTGTGCTTACACAAGCTGAACCTATTGATTTAGTTCCTCAAAGTTCTATTGAATATAAAGGAATTGTATCTAAACCAGCATCATTTGTTGCTAAGGTTGCTAGTTCTTTGAAGGTTATACCTTCTATTGCACCTTTTGCTACAGCTACAGAAATTGGAGCTCGTGCTATTTCTACAATGGCTGCTTTATTTGGATATTCTAAACCAATTAATCCAGAGATAAATATGTTCCAACCTTTAACTAGGCAATCTTTGGCTGATACTGATGGGAAAGAAAATCTTTTGCGTTTAGTTGTGGATACTAAGAACGAATTATCCATTGATCCTACAATTGCGGGATTGGACGCTAATGATGAGTTAGTTATACATTCTATAGCATCCAAAGAATCATATCTTAAGCAATTTCCTTGGAACACAGGAACTGCAGCTGAAACTTTATTGTTTTCTGTTGTAGTTGATCCTTGTGTGCATGTTCGAGCAAGTCCTGAACTGCACTTTCCAGCTTGTGCTTTTGCTACTTTTCCTTTTAGGTTTTGGAAAGGCACTATGAGATATAGATTTCAAGTTGTCGCAAGTGATTATCATAAGGGTCGTTTGAAATTTGTATACGATCCTGTTGCTGCAACATCAAATTCAGAATATAACACTGTTTACACGCAAATTGTCGATATTGACAAAATGAAAGATTTCACAATTGAAGTAGGTTGGGGTCAAACCACACCTTTTCGTGAACATGTTTTTCTTAATAATATACTAGAATCATCGTATATGCGTGTTGGTCAATTTCCTGTTTCATATTCATCTATTGTTGATACATTTGGAAATGGAACTTTGTCAGTTTATGTCGTTAATGAACTTGCTACACCTAATTCGAGTGTGGCCAACGACATTAGTATTAATGTTTTTGTATCTGCAGGAGATGATTTTGAAGTAGCATCACCTACTGATTTCTATCTTACTGATGTTATCATGACTCCACAATCTGATATTCAGCACAAGATTGAAAATGAATCTGTCCTTGTAACTATGGGACCAAAGTGCGTTTCAGATGGAATTATCAACAAAATTCATTTTGGAGAAGCTGTGTTATCTTTTAGAGCTTTATTGAAGAGATACACATTGCATGAAATTATTACTCCACCAGCTCCTACAACAGGATACATTAATTATAATATCATTAGAAATATGTTTCCTTTTCAAGCTGGATATACGCAATACACTCCAGCTGATTCTGATATAATTGCAACAACTTCGTTGGGAGCCCAATATGCATTAGGTAAGATGACGTTATTGAACTATATAACAAGTGCTTTCGGAGGTTGGCGTGGAGCAATCCGCTATACAACTGATTGTACAAATACTATTGGAGATTCTGTTCCTGGAGTTTTAGGTTCAACATTTTCTGTGGGTAGATATCCACATCGAGTTAATGGCACTGATGAGGTTCGTCCAATTGATGTTTCAAACATTAATACCATCAGAGCAGATACTCTTGGTGCTAATCGTTATAATACAGGATATTCTGGAATTGCACGATGGACAACAAATGTTAATCCTGTGCAAAGTTATGAAATTCCTTACTATTCTGAGTTTCGCTTTGCACCAGCCAAACTTCGAACAAATTTTGGCAGTGGATCCCAATATGAGGATTCATATATGATCAGTTCCACATCAAGAACTGAGCCGCAGCGCATTTTATATCAATATGTTGCTGCAGGTGAAGATTTTACTCCTTTGTTTTATCTTTCACCACCAATCTTTTATGAGCAAGTGCTCTTACCAGATTTCCCTTCAAGTTGATAAACTTGTAAAACTATATCATTACCACGTAAATGGCATACGTGACGGTAATATTTTATTATCGTTGGCATGCGCTCGTTTATTATTCAACTCCTTGAATTTTTAATACTGGCGCAAGCCAGGAAAATTTTTATCAAGTTGCCATAATTTTAAAAGAAGCATGCCAGATGTTGAGACTCGACTCGGCGATACAGACACTACGACAAGACGTAGTATAACCGCCGCGGCGCCAATAGGCGAATACAGACTTCAAGACAAGCGCCGCCGCCTTGCAGACCCCCCCACAAGACAAGTGGGGAGCAGTGTTGGCAAGGGGCCACACTGCCGCGACCAGTAACC